GGGAGTTGATCGAGCGGGCCCGGGCGCTGTCGCTGGTGTTCCGGCTGGCGCGGGAGGTGCGGGACGCTTGGGTGAACTGGCCTGCGCGGTCGTCGGCATTGATGGCGGCGGAACTGGGCGTGGAACCGGCCGCAATGCAGAAGGCCTTGGAAAAACATGTACGCGCCCACCTCGACGAACTTGCCGAGGTCCGGCCCGACTTCCGATGACGGTGATCTGACGGATTTCGACGGCGCAGCAGAAATCCTGCGCACCTGGGGCGCGGGGCTGACGCCGGACCCCGACCTGACCCTGTCGCAATGGGCAGACAAGCACCGGATGCTGTCGGGCCGCGCATCGGCGGAACCGGGGCGCTATCGCACGGCCCGCACGCCGTACATGCGCGAGATCATGGACCGGCTGTCGCCAGGTGATGTGATGCAGCGCATCGTCTTCATGAAGGCCGCACAGGTCGGCGCGACAGAGGCAGGCAACAACTGGATCGGCTTTGCCATCCACCAGGCGCCGGGCCCGATGCTGGCGGTCCAGCCGACGGTGGAACTGGCGAAGCGAAACTCGCGCCAGCGGATCGACCCGCTGATCGACGAGAGCCCCGACCTGCGGGAACGGGTCAAACCGGCGCGATCCCGTGACGCGGGCAACACGATGCTGTCCAAGGAATTCGCGGGCGGCATCCTGATCATGACCGGGGCGAATTCGGCGGTCGGGCTGCGCTCGACCCCGGCGCGCTACATCTTCCTCGACGAGGTCGATGCCTATCCGGCCTCGGCCGACGAGGAAGGCGATCCGGTGACGCTGGCCGAGGCGCGGTCGCTGACATTTGCCCACCGGCGCAAGGTATTTCTGGTTTCGACGCCCACCATCCGGGGGCTGAGCCGGATCGAACGGGAATATGAGGCGTCCGATCAGCGCCGGTTCTTCGTGCCGTGCCCGCATTGCGGGGCGATGCAGTGGCTGAAGTTCGACCGGCTGCGCTGGCAAAAGGGGCGGCCGGAAACAGCGGAATATCACTGCGAAGGGTGTGATGCGCCCATCGGCGAACATCACAAGACAGCGATGCTGGAGGGCGGCGAATGGCGGGCGACCGCAGTCGCCGCCGACCCGACCACGGTCGGTTATCACCTCTCGGCGCTTTACTCGCCGATCGGCTGGCTGAGTTGGGAGCGGATCGTGCGGTCATGGGAAGCGGCCCAAGGGTCGGACGAGGCGATCAAGGCGTTCCGCAATACCATCCTTGGCGAAACTTGGGTCGAAACCGGGGAAGCGCCAGACTGGCAGCGGCTCTACGACCGGCGCGAGCGCTGGAAATCCGGCACCGTGCCTGCGGGCGGGCTGTTCCTGACCGCCGGGGCCGATGTGCAAAAGGACCGGATCGAGGTCGACGTCTGGGCCTGGGGTCGGGGCCTCGAAAGCTGGCTGGTCGATCACATCGTGATCGAGGGGGGCCCTGATCGGCACGACGCTTGGTCGGAACTGACCGCACTGCTCGACCGGTCCTGGCCGCATGAACGCGGCGCGCATCTGCGCATCGCGCGGCTCGCCATCGACACCGGCTACGAGGCCCCGGCGGTCTATTCCTGGTCGCGGGCGCAAGGGTTTGGACAGGTGTCGCCGGTCAAGGGCGTCGAGGGGTTCAACCGCTCGAGCCCCGTCTCTGGTCCGACCTTCGTCGACGCGACCGAGGGCGGGAAACGGCTGCGACGGGGCGCGCGGCTTTGGACCGTGGCGGTCTCGACATTCAAGGCCGAGACCTATCGCTTCCTGCGACTGGAACGTCCGACCGACGAAGACATGACCGAGGGGGCGGCGTTCCCGCCCGGCTCGGTGCATCTGCCGCATTGGGTCGAGAACGAATGGCTGAAGCAGTTCGTGGCCGAGCAACTGGTGACGGTCCGTACCAAGCGGGGCTTTGCCCGGCTTGAATGGCAGAAGCTGCGCGAGCGAAACGAGGCGCTGGATTGCCGGGTCTATGCCCGCGCCGCCGCCTGGATCGCGGGCGCGGATCGCTGGACCGACGAGAAATGGCGCGATCTCGAGGATCAACTCGGGGCGGCGCCAACGGAAATCGATGGCGCAGGACGGGTGAACCGACCGCAAGCCGCACCCCAGGGAAAACGACAGTCGGATTGGCTTGGTCGACGCGGAGGATGGTTTTGATGACCGACTGGACAGAAACGGAGCTGGCCGCATTGCGCCGGGCCTATGCCAGCGGCACGACCCGGGTCAGCTATGACGGCAAGTCGGTGGATTACGGCTCGGCCGAGGATCTGCTGGGCCGCATCCGGACCATCGAACGCGCCATCGCGGGCACTGCGCGGCCCCTGCCGATTGCCGGGTTGGCGGGCTTCAGCCGTGGGGATCGCTGATGCCCGCGAACTGGATGGACCATGCCATCGCCTCGGTCGCCCCGCGCATGGCGGCCCGGCGCGTGCTGGCGCGGCAGGCGTTTGAAACCCTGACGCGCGGCTATGACGGCGCGTCCAAGGGGCGGCGCACAGACGGCTGGCGCGCGCCGGGATCCTCGGCCGACACCGAGATCGGCGTGGCCGGGGCGCTGCTCCGTGACCGGATGCGCGATCTGGTGCGCAACAACCCGCATGCGGCGAAGGCCGTGGCGGTGCTGGTCAACAACATCGTCGGTTCGGGCATCATGCCCCGTGCCGCCAGTGGCGACGACAAGCTGGACCGCAAGGTCGATGCCCTGTTTACCCGCTGGACGTCGGATTGCGACGCCGATGGCCAGCTGGATTTCTACGGGCTGCAGACGCTGATCTGCCGCGAGATGGTCGAGGCGGGCGAGGTGCTGGTGCGGCGCAGGCTGCGGCGCTCGTCGGATGGTTTGCCGGTGCCGCTGCAATTGCAGGTGCTGGAGGCCGACTTCCTCGACGCGACCAAGTCCAGCAACGTCGGAGCGGGCCGCATCGTACAGGGCATCGAGTTCGACCCGGTGGGCAAACGCCGCGCCTATTGGCTGCACCCGCAACACCCCGGCGATGCCCATGGTGCCTTGCGCGGTGGGCTCGACAGTCGCCCGGTTCCCGCAACCGAGATAGCCCATGTCTATGAAAAGCAGCGCACGCAGGCGCGTGGCGTGCCCTGGGGCGCGCCGGTGATCCGGTCCTTGCGCGATCTCGACGACTACGAGGTGGCGGAACTGGTTCGCAAGAAGACCGAGGCCTGCGTCACCGCCATCGTCTTCGGCGATGATGAATCCCAACAGGGCATCGCACCCACTGTGGTCGATGCTGATGGTAACCGGGTAGAGCAGTTCGAGCCGGGCCTCATCGCCTATGCCCGAGGCGGCAAGGACATCCGCTTCAACCAGCCCTCGGCCACCGGCGGCTATGGCGAATACAAGCGGGCCAGCCTGCACACGATCTCGGCCGGGTTCCGGGTGCCCTATGAGTTGCTGACCGGCGATCTCAGCCAGGTCAATTATTCCTCGATCCGGGCGGGGCTGGTCGAGTTCCGCCGCCAGATCGATGCGGTGCAATGGCAGTTGTTCATCCCGATGTTCTGCGCGCCGGTGTGGCGCTGGTTCACCGAAGCGGCATGGGCAGCGGGCCAGATCCCGACACCGGACGTGCCGGTCGAATGGTCGCCGCCGAAGTTCGAAGCGGTCGATCCGCAGAAGGACGCGATGGCGAACCTGTTGTCGATCCGGTCCGGAACCATGACGCTGGCAGAAGTGATCGCCCGACAAGGCCGCAACCCCGACGCGGTGCTGGCCGAAATCGCCGCCACCAATGCCAAGCTCGACGCCCTCGGCCTTGTCCTCGACAGCGACCCGCGCCGCGTCACGAAAACCGGTAGCGCCCAGACCAGCGACCCCGCCAGCGATCCGGCCGCCGACCCCGAAAACGATGCGGCGCAACCCGACGCCGCCCAGCAGGACTGACCCCATGGACACGATGATCGAACTGCCGGCCATGCGCCGGACGGCGGAGCTTGCGCCGAACACGGCCGATGCGCAGGCCCGCACCGTCGAGGTGGTCTGGTCGGCCGGGGCCCGCGTCCGCCGCGCCAGCTTCTTCGGAGAACCTTACGATGAGGAACTGAGCCTCGATCCCTCCCATGTCCGGCTGGAACGGCTGAACGCGGGCGCGCCTTTCCTGAAGGTGCACGAATTGGGGGCGCTGGACGCCGTCATCGGCTCCGTCGTGCCCGGCTCTGCCCACCTCGAGAACGGCCGTGGAATCGCACTGGTCCGCATCTCGGAACGCGACGATGTCGAACCGATCTGGCGCGACATTCAGGCCGGACACATCCGGGCGGTGTCCATCGGCTACCAGGTCCACCGCTTTGAGGTCTCCAAGCCCGATGGCGGCCGCGAGTTGTGGCGCGCGGTCGACTGGACGCCCTTCGAGGTCTCCGCCGTGCCGGTCGGGGCCGATCCCGCGGCAGGCTTCCGCACCCAGCAATCCCTTCACGACTGCGTCCTTCATCGCCGGGACGCTTCCCAAACCCGACAAGGAGCATCCCCGATGACCGACCCGACCCAGACCCCGGCCGCAGCGGCCGCCGAACCCCATGCGACCGAGGAGACCCAGATGTCCACCCCCACCAATCCCGCTGCCGAACCGCAGGCGCGCGCCGTCGAGACGCGCGCGCTGCCGCAGGCCGCGCCGACGACCCCGCCCGACACCGAAGCCATCGCCTCCAAGGCGCGCGAGGGTGAGCGCGACCGCGTCTCCACCATCTACGATCTGGCGGGTCGCCTGAACCTCGAGCGCGGCTTTGCCGAGGATCTGGTGAAACG